TTAGACCTAAGATACACAAACATAACAGAACTACCAGAGAACTTAATGGTAGGTGGTAATGTGTATGGATTTAATGGAGATAGAATAACAAGTATCAAAAAAGTATTAAAAGGTTACAACAAAGAATTAAAATACATATATTTTGACGGTATCTTATGGGGAAATGTAAAATCAGTGAAAAAAGTAGATAATATAACGATATATAAAACTCCATTAGGTTATTGCGTAGTAGAGGAAGAATTGTCAGCACACGGAAAAACATTAAAAGAAGCAATGGGAGATTTAACATTTAAGAAACTAAGAAATACCGACAATTCAGAAATAGTAAAAGAAATAAAAAAGACAGGTAAGGTAAATAGAGCACAATACAGAGCAATAACAGGAGCATGCCAAATGGGAACAGAAAGATTTTGTCAACAACATAATATAACAGCAAATGAAATAAGTTTAGAAGATTTAAGAAAAATACTAGTTAATGACTATGGTGCAGAAACATTTTGGAATTTAATAGATGAAAAGTAGGAGGAGAAGATGGATAGAGAGATAAAATTTAGAGTATGGGATGTAGAAAATAAAGAAATGTTAGAAGTACAAGAATTGGATTTTGAACCAACATTTTATGGTGGAAGAATAGCTATTAGACCAGACCAATATAGTGACTATTTTGACCCAGAGGATATGATTTTAATGCAATACACAGGACTACACGATAAAAACGGAAAAGAAATATATGAGGGAGATATAGTAAAAATAACAGGAAGCAAAGAAATAGATATTGGAAAAGTTATTTATGAATACAATGGATTTACTGTTGATGTTATGAATATGGATAGATTTTATGGAAGAGTTCATCTTTTAGAAAAATTTACAGAAGTAATAGGTAACGTTTTTGAGAATGGAGATATATTAAATGACAGTAAAAATACAGAAAAAAATTGAATTTAATAATACATGCAATTGCATAGTTGATTACAATGAATTAGAAAATGCAATATTATGGTATATTGAAAAACCAGTTCAGAGTATAAAGAAAATATATATGCATGGCAATTATCCAGCAATTACGATAAATAGAGAAAAGATACATATTCATAGATTGCTCATGGAATATTGGCTAAAAACAGATATACCTAGAAATTTCTATGTTCATCATATAAATGAAAACAAATTAGACGCAAGAAAAGAAAATTTGGCACTAATTTTTATGACTACACATCAAAGCAAACATAATAAAGGAAAAGTAATTTCACAAAAACAAAGAAATGCTACCATAAAAAGCAATCATAGAAGAAAAGGAATAAAAAGAGGAATAATAAAGAAAGATATAACTTACAAAAAAATATGGGAATTACACAAAAAGGGATTCTCAATTAATAAAATATCAAAAGAATTAAATTATGATTGGTCACAAGTAAAAACTAGAATTGATGAAATATACGATAATCCAGAGTTATTAGGAGGAGAATAGATATGTTAAAAGCGAATAGTAAAATGTTTCATGATCTATGTGAAGAAGGGATAAAAGATGATAAAAAAGATGTATTTGTAGATGCGTTTACTGAATTTATAGCAGAATTAGATGATACAGATTTAAGCAATAAAACAAAGCAACATTTATACGATATTTTTATAAAAGACATGAATATTTATTTTAAAAATAAAAAGTACGAGTAAAGGAGTAAATAAGATATGAGTAAAGAGGAAATATCTAAAGAAACAAAAAATACTTTACAAAATTGTTGGGTTATGACAACAAATCACAAACTAGATAATGAAAATAGAAAATTAAAAGAAGCTATAACTGAAATATTAGATAAAACTATGACTTCAACAGAAAAAAGCGAATATTGGTATAAGTATTATATAGAACATAAACAATACAATGATGATTTAGAATATAACAAAAAAATATTAAAAGACTGGTCAAATATTTTAAAAGGCATGGGCAATAGAAATTATCCTTATTGCTATGCTATTGATAGAATTTTAACAGAGCTGGAGAGGAGTGATCCATAGTGAAAGAAAAAATAAAAAGAATAATAGAAAAAATTAAAGATATATTTAGTTTACATTGCCCTGAATGTGGTGGAAGAATGAAAAGCGAATATTTAGATATGGAAATAGACCACATTGTATATAAGTGTGAAAAGTGTGGAGAGGAGTGGATTTAATGCAATTATTTGAAGATTTAATAAAATGTAAAGACTGTATAAATAATATAAATAACAAGTGCATTTTATATCCAGGAAAAGATACAAAAGAAGAAAACGCAAGTTGCTATGTAGGAATAGATAGAAATAATAAACAAAAGATATTAGGAGGTGTTTTAAGTGAAAAATAACATAGAAATGATAGAGAATATATTAAATACAGAAAGAAGAAACAGAAGAGGAAATAGAGAGATAAGATTTGAAGTAAATAGCAATTATTATAAAGCAGTATCAAAACTTTTATCAGATTATAAAAGAGTACTAAAAGAGAATGAAGAATTAAATTTAAAGTATTCTATGTTATATGCTGGGAAAATTGAGAATATGAAAGCACAAGAAGTTAAAATAAAAAGTCAAGTTATTCCAGTTCAAAAAGTAAAAGACATATTAGAACAGAAAGACAAAATAATAGAGTTAATGGCAGATGACATACATGGCACTCAGGTAGAATGTAACAGATATTTTAAAGATAAAGAAGACGTTAAGCAATATTTTAAAAATAAAGCAAAAGAATTATTAAATAAATAAAAGAGCATACTACAATAAGGTGGTAGTATGAAAGAAAATGAGATAATAACAAAATGGAAACAAGGTTTAAGTAAAAATCAATTAGCAACAATGTATAAAAGACAATACAATCAAGAAATAAAAATAATAAGATCAAGTGTAAGACACAGACATGATGGAAGATACATAAGCAATTATGAAGCATTAGCTTATGTAGAAAGAGTAATATATAAATATTTGAAAGAAAGGAAAAACAAATGACAATAAATCACATATACAACACAGTAGTAAACACAATGAAAGAATTAGAAAACATAAACTTATTAGACATATCGAAAAGAAAAGAAAGTCAAGCACAAATAAATAAAGCATATAAAATCTTAGACAATTTTAAAGATGAGCTTATAAGAGAAGATATAAAAAGAAAACAAGGAGGTACAAATGATAGAGAAGGATGCTAAAAAAGAATTATATTCATATTTACATAGTAAAAAACTTGAAGAAAGAAAATTAAATCAAATAGAAGAAACAAAAACAAAACTTACTAAAACAACTACAGTACTATCTGATATGCCAAAAGGAACACCAGACAATGATAAAATGACAAAAAACATTGATAGACTGTTAGAATTGATATCTGAACACATAGAAATTATGCAAGAAGAAGAAGAAAACCTCATTAGAATAACAAATAAAATAAAAATGGTAGAGCAACCATATAAAAATATATTAGAATTAAGATTTGTAGAAGGCATGAAAGTTGAAGAAGTATCAGTAGAAATAGATAAGGCTTATAGATATACAAAGACTTTAATAAAAAAAGCTATAAAAGAATATGCAAAATTATAAAAAAGCACCTTTTATGTCTTTTTTAGCACCATAAAAATGTGATATATATATAATCGAGAGAAATGTAAGTAGAAGAAAGAGTAAATGCAAGCCCCTTTGTATTTGCTCTTTTTATTATGTTATGAAAGGAAGAATAAAAATTATGAAATTAATGATAAGCCAACCTATGAAAGGTAAAACAAATGAACAAATAAGAGAAGAAAGAGCAGAATTAGTAAGTAGATTACAAGAAGAAGGAAACGAAGTTATAGATACAGTATTTGAAAATGCACCAGAAGATGAAGATATTGCAATTTACATGTTATCTCAATCAATTAGATACATAGGAAAAGTTGATGGAATTGTATTTATGAAAGGTTGGGAAAAAGCAAGAGGATGTAAAATAGAACATGAAGTAGCAGTAGAATACGGAAAGCAAGTGTTTTACAACAATTAATTAGTTATTACCAGTATGCTAGGTAACTGATAATATATATTGGTTGTTATATTCAGCTGAGTATAATAAACCTCCTTTCAAAATATTTATATAAATTTTTGCAGGACTTTCCTAGCGAGTTCTATAGAAAAAGAAATATCTTTTGCAGAGCTATGTACTAAGTGCGTGGCTCTAGTTTTCTAATATGTAAATAGTATAAAAGATAAATAAAAAAGCATAAGGTGAAAGGTTTGTCTAGCTGTTTCCTTAAACAAATCCTAGTTTATCTTTTATAGTGTTTATAAGAAAAGAGGTAATAATATGACTCTAGAACAAATAAAACAATTTAAAGAAGAAAACTGTAGCAAATGCAATAAAGATATTAACTGTAAAATAACACAAGACATAAATGGAAAACTAAAGTGTACAGAGGAATAAGGTATGGAACAATGTTTGATAGATAATAAAGTATGCCCTAATGGAAATAAAAAGTGTAAAGTATGTAAATTTGACAGTTGTGAGGAAGTACTAGATATGATAGAAGAAGAACAAAAATATAATGAAAAATGGAAATTAAAACAAATAAAGAGTGAATTACCAGAGCAGTGTAAAAACTGTTCTTTTTTAGAAATTACTAATTTAAGAGAAGGTAAAGTATTTTGTCCTTATAGAATAAAAGAGAGGTGCTTAATTAAATGAAATTCAAAATAAACAATACAGACTGGACTATAGAAAATGTAGATGAAGCAACAATAAATAACGAAATGAAATGCGAAGGAACTTTAGGAGTAACAATATATAGAAGCCAAAAGATAATGCTTTTAAAAAATCAAGCAAATATAATCAAGACATTAAAACATGAACTAACTCATGTATGGTTGTATGAATATGGTCATAATCAAAATGATGATAAAATATTTAGCTATGAAGATGTATGTGAGATAGTTGCAAGTAGTAATGATTTCATAAATGAAATAGTAGAACAATATAAACAAAATAATAGTGTAAAGATAGAACAAAGAATAGATTCTATTTCATTATATGGAGAACAGATTTTAAAATGTTGAGAGAGGCAAAAATGAACATAAATAAAAACATAAATAAATTATTATATGCTTTATCTATAAAAGGACAGATATATAAAATAAATAGTTTTCAATTTTATAGTGAAAAGAATTGCAAATATTGTACTAAATACCAAATATTGAAAAGAGAACAAGTAGAAATATACAATGAAGAAACAGACAAGTTTGAATTGCAAGATAGATATAAGCAAAAAGAAGAATGTTATAGTAAAGTAGATGTAATGAAATATCTAATAGATGAACATAGAAAAGGAAGTGAGGCAGATGAAATATGAAAATATAGAAGAGGAATATAACGCATTAACAGAAATGCAAAAGAGATTTATTGATTATTATATAGAAACTGCAAATGCAACAGAAGCTTGTAAAAAAGCTGGATATAAAGGAAAAAATCTTAATAGAATAGGTTCACAAAACTTGTCAAAACTAGACAAATTTATAAAGATAAAACTTCAAGAAAAAGAAAATCAAAGAATAGCCTCACAAGATGAAGTATTACAATATTTAACAAAAGTAATGCGTGGGGAAGAAAAAGACCAATTTGGATTAGATGCTTCATTACAAGATAGAACCAAATGTGCAGAATTACTTGGAAAAAGATACGGAACATTTAAAGAAAAAGTAGATGTAACTGGGAATATACCAGTGGTGATAACTGATGATATTACAGAATAAAATAATAAACAAAAATACACAACAGCAAGTAAATCAAATATCATTACAGAGTATAGTTGGAAAAGGCTATGCAGAATATTGGCATTGTAAATGTAGATATAGAGTATGTAAAGGTTCAAGAGCAAGTAAAAAGTCAAAAACAACAGCATTATGGATAATAAGTAATATGATGAAATACAAAGAAGCTAATACACTTGTAATTAGAAAAACGTTTAGAACATTAAAAGATAGTTGCTTTACAGAATTAAAATGGGCAATACATAGGTTGCAAGTAGATAGTTTTTGGGAAATAAAAGAAAGTCCATTAGAAATGACATATAAACCTACAGGACAGAAAATATATTTTAGAGGTTTAGATGACCCATTAAAAGTAACATCAATATCAGTAGATATTGGTGTTTTATGTTGGCTATGGATAGAAGAAGCATACGAAATAACAAAAGAATCTGATTTTGATGTAATAGATGAAAGTATAAGGCGGGGAAGTTCCAGAAGGTTTATTTAAGCAAATAACAATAACATTAAATCCATGGAATGAACATCATTGGATTAAGAAAAGATTTTTTGATGTTGAAGATGATGACATATTGGCAATGACAACAAATTATCTTTGTAATGAGTGGTTAGATGAGGCTGATAAGAAAGTATTTGAAAGGATGAAAAAGAATAATCCTAGAAGATATCAGGTTGCTGGATTAGGTAATTGGGGTATAGTTGATGGATTAGTATATGAAAATTGGAAGGAAGAAAAATTTGAATTAAACACAATAAGAAACTTAGATAGTGCTTTTGGATTAGACTTTGGTTATACAAACGACCCAACAGCACTATTTTGTGGTGCAATAGATTTAAAAAACAAAAAGATTTATGTATATGATGAAATATATCAAAAAGGAATGAGTAACAAAGCAATATATGACCAAATAAATCAAATGGGCTATTCAAAAGAAAAGATAACGGCAGATAGTGCAGAACCAAAGTCAATAGATGAATTAAGAGGACTAGGACTAAGACATATTACAGGAGCATTAAAAGGAAAAGATAGTATAAATAATGGTATTCAATTCATACAAGACTTTGAAATAATAATACATCCTAGATGTGTGAATTTTATAACAGAAATAAGTAACTATACTTGGGATGAGGACAAGTTTGGTAACAAAATAAATAGACCAATAGATGATTTTAATCATTTGATGGATGCAATGAGATATGCAGTGGAAAAATATATAAATCAAAAGAAATTACAATTTGGATATAACAATATAATGTAAAGGAGAATCAAAATGAGTTTTGTAGAAAAAATACAATATAAAGATGAGTTTTTAAATGAAGCAAATATAAATCAAAATATAAGTGTGTTATGGGGAAAAGCATTGCCAATATTTATGCATAGAAAATATTTGCAAGATAGATTTACAAGAAAATATGATCAAAAGGACGTTGTTGTTGCACTTGAATATTATATAAGTATTATTGCAAGTGGATATTTTGGAGGAAAAGAACCTCAGTTTAAAGTAAAAAATATAAATGAAACTCAAAAAGGGATTTTAAATAGAATATTTAAAAGAATATTTGGAGAAAAGAATGATCCAGAGGACTATCAAGCTATTATTGATTATATTGCAAAATATAATGACAATGGTAGCTTTTTTTATGACTGTGTACTTGATTATATTACTACAGGAGCATGCTATGGATTGGTATATGAAAACAAATATAATGAAGAGGTATATGCAAATGTTTCAAGTTTAAATACAGTAGCAATATGGAATTATGACGTACCAAGTACAAAAATAGGCTTATTAAGATGTTGGTATGAAAATACAGCTACAGGTGGAATTGAAACACATTTAGAAATAATAACCAAAGATTACAAAAAACAATTTGTGGATGGTATAGAAAAGAAAACAATTACTGAAAATGCTGAATATAAGTTTGAAGAAGTAGACGGTACTAATACACCAATAATGTGGACTGATTTACCTTGTTTTGCTGTAGAAAATCCTTATGGAATGGCTCTTTTTGAAAATGTTATGACTTTAATAAATAAAAATGAAAAAGTAATTGAAAATAATGCAAATATTTTTGATTATAATGATAATGCTAAATTGAAAGTAACAGGATTTTCTCCAATGAATGATCCGTTAATACCACTTTTGAATGATAAAGGAGAAGAGCAAAAAGATAAAGAAGGAAATGTAATAATGACCAAGAATCCTGCAAGAATGCAAGAAGATGATGCTATATTAAATGCAAAGGTATTCTATACGCCAGATAAAGATGGAGACATTGATTGGATTATAAAAGATATAAATGACACTGCATCAGAAAATCATAAAAAGACGTGCTTAGATATGGCTCTTATGATTGCTGGTGTTCCAAACGTAACTGATCAAGGTTTTACTAATGCAGATAATGCTGCAGCTTTAGAAAAAAAGTTCTTTCCTTTAGAACAAGTGCTACAGCAAGCACATCATTTGTTTAGAAAAGAATATTTAAGAATGTGGGAGATGCTAACAGCAAGAATTAACTTGAAAAAAGGCAAAGAATATGATTTTAGAGATATTGATGTCATTTTAATACGTAATTTGCCAACAGATACTGAAAGTCTTACAACTGCTTGGTTAAAATTAAGAGGATTGGTAAGTGATAAATCAATTATAAGTCATTTACCATTTGGATTAGACGCAGAATCAGAACTTGCAGAAATGGATAAACAAAATGAAGAGAATATTCAAAAGAATTTACAACAAATGCAAATGATAGGACAAGCAGGAAAAAATCAAGACAATAAAGAAAACAATCAAGATAATAAAGTAACTGATTTGACAGATCAACAAAAAGCACAAAAACTAACAGCAGATAACAAGAAAGAGCAAACTAAAGTAGTTAAAAAACAAATCAATAAAGAAGAATAGAGGTGTTTTATATGTGGGAACAACACGATCATTATATGAAACAGTTAAAACAACTATATAATAAAACATCAAAACAAACTCAAAACAGACTTCAAGAACTATTTGATACATTTAATTTTACAACAGAAAACATCTATAATATTGCAGATAATAAAACTAAGAAAAGAATAAATACATATATAGAACAATGGAAAGAACAAGGCTCATTAAAGAATAATAACTATTTTACTGTATTAGCAAACAATATTTATAAAAGAACAAGGGTAAAGAACAGTGAAATACTAGAATTATTAATTTATAGTGCGTATATAGAAGAACAAAACAAATTAGAAGAGCAAGAAACACAAATAATGTATGAAGATGCAAGTTATTACTATGAAGAACGGACAAAAAGAAGTAAATAAAAAGAAAAAGCCATCAATATTAGCGATGGCTTTATTTCTTGCACTATTAGACCAACCAAATTATAGTGGATTTAATTGGAAACAATACATTGAAGCAACAATGCAGTATAATGCACAACAAATATATAAACAATTAATTTTAAATATACAACAACAAAAAAGCCTAGAAATTGATTCTAATGAGTTTCAAATAATAATAAATAGGCAAAATAATCAAAAACTTAATATAAATAATGATAAGATATCAGGTGCAGTAGATTTACAAATGATTGGATTAAATAATCTAGCAAAAGCAGAAGGAATAAAAGAAGTAACAGAAGATAATTCAAAAGTTAGATTTATTGCAGTAGAAGATGATAAAACAACTTTAATGTGTGATAGTTTAAATAATCAAGAGTTTTATATTAACAAAGAAAATGTATTTGATAGATATTATGGTGAGACACAAAAAGAATTAACAGTACAAAGAATTAGATGCAATGGATTAGTACTAGGCTTAAATCTTCCACCAATTCAACATCACTTTCATTATTGCAGAAGTACGATTGTGTATAATCCTAATAATGAGCATATTGAGTTAGAAACAGAAAAACAATTTAATATATTTGATACAAAATTTGAAAAAGATATAAAAGAAAAATACAATATTAAAAAAATGAATACAAGGCATATAGATAAAGAAGTTTTAAAAGAATTATTAAACAATATGAGTAGAGCATATAATGATTTTCCAAATATAAGAGGAAAGATTAAAAAAATAAAAGAAATAGACCATCCAAATGGTGGACTAGCAGTAGAATTACAAAAAGATGGAACATATGTAATGTATATAAATAAAAATAAATTTTATAATGGTAAAGTTCCAAAACGATTATATGAAATGGATGTTAAGAAGCATTTTCATCCTAACAACACAACTTATAAAGATATGTCAATACATGAAACAGGACATATAGCAGTAACAGAAATAATAAAAAAATTAAATCATAACAATAATAATGCAATAGTTTTTGATAGCGAAAATAATATAACAGTAAATAAAATATTAAATAAAGCCTTGAATAAAATAGGTGTAAATGATATAAAAGAAAAAGATTTACTAATAAGAAATATTTCAGGATATGCATATAAAGAAAGAGGACAAGAAATTATTGCAGAAGCATTTGCAGATTATTATGCTAATAAACAAAATGCTTCATTACTGAGCAAAAACATAATAGAAGTTATGAAAGGAATGATTTAATATGATGCCTATGGAACACCCTTGGACAGATTGGCAAATAGATACATTAGGAGAAGAAAAACCTTGGAAATGGAAAGAAAATACACCAAAAGAAATAATAAAGCAATATGAAAAATGGAAAAAATATCATAATAAAATGATAAAAGGTAAATTTTAGCACTTACTAGCAAGTAGGTGCTTTTATTATGGAAGGAAGGCGGAAAATATGCAGGAACCATTAATACCAACAGGAAAAGAAAACGTAAAGAAGTCTATTATAGCAATAGGTCAAGAGCTCATAAAGAGGGCAGATGATATAACAAATGATTTAAAATTTGTTGCTAATATTGAAATTTATGCGAAATTAACACCAGATGAAATAACTAACTTTGATATTATGGCAATATATGAAGATAAGGAGGAAAAATAATATGTGGTTATTAGTTTTAATATTAAGCATTAAATTACAAATGCCAACTTGGTATTGGATTATATTTACGGTAATTACAATATTTAGACCGGTTATATGGGTATTTAAATATAATTTTGCAGAAGGATATATGAAAGATAATAAATAAGTTATTAACATTTTATAATTATAAATTTTTGGACGTAGACGTACGTCTATTTTTTTATGCCTTTTTACTGATTGCAGGCTATAAAGAACAACAGAATACAAATTCGCAATGGCTGGGGCTTTTAGCAATGGCTGGGGCAAAAGGAGTAAAGAATGGAAGGACAAGATAATAATCCAAATAATGCTAATACTGGGGCAAATAATGAATCAGTGGGAGCAAATAACCAAAACAATACAGGAGCAAACAACAATCCTGTTACATTTGATGATTTTCTGAAAGATGGAAAGAATCAAGCAGAATTTGACAAAAGAGTTCAAAAAGCTATAAACACAGCAAAAACAAACTGGGAAGAAATGATGAACAGTGAAAAAAGTGAAGCTGAAAAGTTAGCAAAAATGAACAAAGAACAAAAACTTGAATATCAAGCACAAAAAGAAAGAACAGACAAAGAAAAAGCACTTGCAGAATTAAATGCTTATAAATTAAAAGAACAAGCAACAAAAATAGCAAGTGAAAAAGGATTGGATATATCTTTATTGACTTTCTTTAATTTTGAAACAGTTAAGGCAGAAGAAATTAATTCAAAAATAGAAGAAGTTTCAAATGCTTTTAATAAAGCTGTTGAAAAAGCTGTAAATGAAAGATTAAAAGAAGATACTCCAATACAAAAAACAGGTATTGATAATACAAAAAGCAAATCAATAGCTAGATCAAGTTATTAAAAAATAGGAGGAATAAAAAATGGGAGAAATTACACAAGAAGCATTAAACATAATGCTACAAGATGGTGAAACAAAGGATAATTTAAAACAAGTATTAAGTGGAGTTCTAGAAAATGTTGCATCAAGAGCAATATCAGAACAAATCAAAGCAAAAAATGGTTCAGGAAATCCAGAAGGTGGAGTAATTGAATACAAAAGATTTGTAAATGCAGAATTAAAAGACAAAGGTACTGCAAGAGCAGCTGGTAAAGGAGATAAAGTAAAAGCTAAACCAGTAAAAGTTGTTATAGATACTGATAAAGAAATTGTAGAAGAACTACAAGGAAAAGACGTAAAACTTTATGGTATTGATGGCATGGCTGAAAAAAGAAAAGTAAATCATCAATCAGCTATTATAAGATACTTAGATAGAGAATTTTTTGCCAAAGTATTAGAAGGAACAGAAGTACAAGCAAAAGACAATATTCAAGATACAATTGATACTTTGTTACAAAAAGTAAGAACATTAAGAAATGATTTTATTGATGGAATAGAATCAGATTTATTAGTAATTGTTGTTGATAGCGAATACAGAAAAGGAATGAAAAAAATTCTTGACGATTTACCAAACGGAACAGATCCAAAGGAACAAGCAATTGGTATGTATGATTCTGTTAGAGTTTATGAATCAACAAGATTACCAGAAGGTGTAAAAGCTGTTGTAATGATGGATGGAGCTATAGCTCAACCATTCTATGTATCAGAATATGGAGCAGAAAAAGTACCATTCGATGATGCTGTAGCATTAGAAGATTTCTTGTATAAAGGAACAAAAGCATTAATGGAAGATACTATATTCTATGTAACAGATGCTTCACTTAAAACTTTAAACGTAACATCAGAAGAAGGAACATCAACTGGAAAAACTAAAATAACTGTTACACCGGCTTTAACTTCTGGAAATAGCTATAAATATAAAGCAGCAGCTAATCCAACAATGCCAGGATATGATGCAGTTTGCACATCTGGATACACAGCTTGGAATGGAACAGACGAAATCACAGCAACAACTGGACAAAAAATAGTAATTGTCGAAGTTGATTCAGCAAATAAGGCTAAAAAAGCAGGAATAGCAACAATTGCTTCAATGGCCTAAGAATAGGAGGCAATAGAAATGGCAGAAACCAGTAATATAGATAAAATAATAGCTGATTTGGGAGCTAATTATAAAGATGACAAAGAAGTTTTAGAAGAAATATTAGAGGAAGTTAGTTCTATTGCCTCTGATATTTCTAACAGACAAAAAGATGATACAAAGTTATTTCCATACATAAAAAAAGCAACAAAAGCCGTATATCTTGCACGAGGTGCAGAAGGAATGACAGGACGTGGGGAAGGTGCTATATCAAGCTCGTATGAAGATATCATGGAAAAATTAAGAAATGACATTATAAAGTCTGGTTTGAGGAGGCTTAAATAATGTTATTACGAGATTTAACAAAAGTATATATATCAAAATATGAAGAAATAGAAGACCATGGTGAATCGGATAAAAAATGGAAATATAAAGGTATAGCTTGGTTAAATATGCAACAAGATGTAAACGAGTTAGATAGAAAGTCTACTGGTGAGATTGATTATAGTACTTACAAAGCAAGAACAACAAAAGAATACGACATAAAAAAGGGTGATGGAATATCATTTGATGACATCTCAAAAGTGGAGAAATTTAAACCACAATATAAAGTAACTGACAAAAATAAAATTGGAAGTACTTATGTATATATATGTGAGAAGGTGCAAGAATGATAAGTTTTAATTGTAATTTTAAAGTGAAACATAATTTCAAGAATATAAATGCTATAATTCAAAAATTACCACAAACTGCAAGAGTAATTTCGAAAGATATATTAGAAAACATTAGAGGTTATGCTATAAGATTGGAAAAAGGTCACAACGAAAATGGAATATTAGTAGAGATGATTGATATGTCTACAAAAGAAGTAAAAGGAAGGGTCTATGCTGACCCTTCCAAATTTATGACTGAAAATGGGCAATCTTATTTATGGTTTGAGTATTTTGGCACAGGACAATTTGCAGAACAAGAACACATAGGAAAAACAAAACATTTTATTGAGTCAGGATATACAGAATGGTATATCCCTGTAAATAAAGTTGGCAGGTCATTAAGTTATCCAATTATAACCATAAAAGGAAAGCAATTTTATGTTGCAGCAGGCTCAAAAGCCAATCACTTTATAGCCGATGCAGGTTTTCAAAGTAGAAATGAAAATGCAGAGATAGTTAAGAAAAAATTAGATGAAATGTTAATGGAGGTATGTAAATGAAAGATTTAAGCGAATTACAATTTAGCGATTTAGTATATGAAAAGCTAGAAAATTTGTATAAAAATAAACCAATTTTAAGTAATCCAAATACAGAAAGTAAATTTCCTATATTGGAATTACATACACCTTTAAAGTCAGTAAATCTAACAGAAAACGGATTTCCAATTCGTTCTACATTTCAAATATCAATAACTTGTTGGAATGAAAAGCAACGCCAAGCAATGAAAATGATAGATGAAGTTGATAAAAAACTTCAAGAACTTAATTTTACAAGGACGAATACCAGTCCTGCAGTATATGATCCTATATTGCAAAAATACGGTATAGCAATAACATTTGAGGTTTGTTATAATTCAATAACAACCTCTTTTAATTTAAGATAATAAGGAGGAATTAGAGATGGAAGGAGAAACACCAAAAAAAGCAACGACACCACAAGTTGCTATGAAAGCTGAGGTATCATATGCAAAAACTTTAACAGGAGAAAAAACAAAAATAGGTTATGTTCAAAAAATTGGACAATTAAAAACTCTAAAAGAGGGACAAACATATAGTGCTTTAGATTTAGAAGAAGAAAGAATGGCTAAAGGAAAAAGAAAAGCGGAAACAGTTGATATAGAAATGATGTTCATACAAGAGACACATAAAGCTATTCAAGCTATAGCAGATGCAGATACATCAATATACTTATTCGTAAAATATCCAGAATCAACAGCATCAGTTGCTACTAAGCCATTGGTTCAAACTGTTAAATGTACTGTAGATATTGCAGGACAAGAGATAAACGATGGAGATTTCATAAAAGATACTATGAGGGTTTACAAAGAAACAAAAACAGTTGAAACAGATGGATATCCAGTTGAAGGAGATTCAACAAAATTTTAATTTAGGAGAAGGCACAAGCCTTCTCTCTTTTGCAAAGGAGAGAAAAAGATGATTATAGAAACGAAAAATAAAACAATTAATTTAGTACTAAAAACAAGAAAGATAGTAGACATAGCTAATCTACTAAAAAATAAAAATTTTGAAGAAGTCTTTATAAAAGCATATTCTATATTAGATATAGAAGCATTGTCAAAAATAATATTTAAATTAGCAGAAAACGAAAACGGTGAAAGTGCATTTACATCATCAAGTGAAGTGTATGACTTTATGGATGATTGTAGAGCAGAAGGAATAACTATAAGTGAATTATATGCAAAGATAGCAGAGGCGTTGAATAATGAGGGTTTTTTCAAAAAGAAAATGAACAAGAAAGAACTAAAAGAAATAACATTAAATCCATTATTAACAATGAATACAGACAAATTATTGGAAAAAGCAGTAGAGAATGCAGCCAACAGAGTAGTGGAAAAAGAAATAATGGCTCAAATTTAAAAGGATTAAATGATATTATTGAAAATATAAGAAAAGCTAACAATTTAATAGAATTAATATATTCTATAGAACCATTGGCATATTATTTTGATATGAAACCACATGAATTTTGGAATAGTAGATATTCAGAAATAAATATATACTGCCAAACTCATCTTTTAAAAATAATTGATAACTTAAAAAGCGAAATTAATCTACAAGAATCGGTAACTAATAAACTTATAAGAGCAGATAGCACGAGCAAAGACCCTAAAATTATTCTAATTAGAGATGATTATAAAGAATTATTTAAAATAGAAGAGAAAGAACAAACATTAGAAGAGCAAAGAATGTTATTTAAGGGATAAATGATAAAAAATATATATTTTCGACAAAATTCGACATGCTTTTTCAACTTAAAATGATATACTCTTTTTATAATTAATAAAAGGAGGAAATTTATTATGGAAGAGAGGAAAAAGAGTGGATTTGGAACTGCTGGTTTAGTATTAGGAATTATAGGAGTGTGTACTTCATTTATTCCAATAGTAAATAATGTATCATTTGTTTTAGGGTTAATAGGAGGAATTTTAGCAATAGTATCATTAATTAAAAAAGCCAGCAAAGGACAAGCTATTGCAGGTGTTATTTTGTGCGTACTAGCAATGGTAATTACAATTAATTCTCAAAAAGCTTTATCAGATAGCTTAAATGAAGTTAGTGCTAATTTAGATAAGGCAACAGGAAGTAGTACAGAAGAAGTTCTAGCTAATGATGTAGATGCACAACTAGGAAATTTTGAAGTGACTAATGGAAGTTATGGAACAAAGGATACAAAGTTGACAGTTAAAGTAACAAACAAAACTTCAGAAACAAAATCTTTTAACTTACATATAGAAGCAGTAGATGAATCAGGAGCAAGAATCAATGAAGATTATGTTTATGCAAATGACTTAGCAGCAGGACAAAGTCAAAGTTTTGATATATTTACATATGTATCATCAGACAAATTAAATGCAATGCAAAATGCAACTTTTAAAATTGTAGAAGCATCAATGTTCTAAAGGAGGAAAAAAGAATGAAATGTCCCTATTGTGGAAGTGAGAATGTTCAAGTTCAACTTGTTGAAGAAGGTCAACAAACAAATAAAAAGGGTATTGGATTTGGTGGACATGTAAATAATAGTGCAAGAGGATTTACTGCTTTGTGTACACTAGGTATATCTAATTTGTTTTGGAAAAAATCTAAAGGTACAAATAAAACTAAAACAATAAATTCTACTGTAGCAGTTTGCCAAAACTGTGGTAATACATGGACAATAAAGAAAGGGAAAATGGGATTTGCTCCTACAAGTATATTTAAATAAAAATACAACAAAAAATAAAAAAGCACTTACTTAGGTAGGTGTTTTTTTATTTCGTTAAATTAAGGAGAAAGGGGGAATGACTTATCACGGTAGAAGAGATAGAAATCATAGTAACTGCAAAAATAGAAGAAGCATTAAAAGAGTTTCAAAAAATAGTACCAACCATAAAAAAGCAGATGGATCAAACACAAAATGCTTTTTCAAAAATAAATACAAAAGAGATGAAAAATAAAGTACAGCAGGCAGTTTTCTTTATTAAGAAAAAACTACAAGAGATTAGAAAAAGCTCAGCAAATAATGAACTTGCAATAAAAGTTAATAATAAAGATGCACAAAAACAAATATCTCAGATACAAAAGCAAATTGATAGTTTACAAGAAAAAATAAATGCCCGAAAAATAAAATTAGATATAATAACACCTAAGTTAGATAAAATAGCTAATGAACCAATGAACAAAGTAAATCCTGAAAGGCTAGCAAACAATAAACAATATATTAATTTGAGCGATAAAGAAGAAGTATTAGTAAAAGAAATACAATATTATAATAAGCAACTTAGCGAAGCAAAGAGCAAAATGTCACAATTAAGACAACAAATATCTCAGACAGCAACTACTCAAAACAAATTGAGTAGTTTTTTTGAAGCATTTAAGCAAAAAATAGAACAAGTTAAACCTAGTATGTCTAGTATAAAAAATAGTTTTAAAGGACTACCAAAAATAACTCAAAATATTACAAATAATATAAAAGGAATGGGGACAGGATTAAGGCAAGGAATAGGAAACGTTATGAAATATGCTATGGCATTATTCTCATTAAGAAGCATTTATTCTGTTTTAAGTGGTTGTGCAAATACATGGTTATCAAGTCAAAATGCAGGAGCTAAACAGTTAAGTGCAAACATTGAATATATGAAATATGCTATGGGAAGTGCATTAGCACCAGTTATTCAATTTGTGACAAATTTAGTTTATCAATTAATGAAAGCTATACAAAGTGTAGCTTATGCACTAACAGGAGTAAATATATTTGCTAAAGCAAGTGCGAGTTCATATGCAAATATGGCTGGAAACGCAAAGAAAGCGAAAGAAGAAACAAAACAATTAGCTGGGGTTCATGATGAAATCAACAATATCTCTGATAGCAATAATTCAGATAGTGGAAGCGGAGGAACAACAGCACCAAGTTTTGATTTATCTAAAGTAGATAATAGTATTATAGATGTAATAAAAAATGGAAATTGGTATGAAGTTGGAGCAACAATTGGAGAAAAATTAAATGATGCAATGAATAGCATACCTTGGGATAAAATACAAAATACAGCAAAAAAAATTGGAACTAATATTGCACAATTTTTAAATGGTTTCATAGCAACAACAGACTGGAAGCAAGTCGGGAATACTATAGCGCAAGGAATAAATACTGCAATCTATCTTGTTCAATCATTTGTTCATACATTTAATTGGTCAGGTTTAGGTAGTGCTGTTGCTAATGCAATCAATGGATTTTTTAAAAATACAAATTGGGGAGCATTAGGAGATACAATAAGTACAGGTATTAAGGGAGCTTTAAATGGTATTACAACATTTTTTAAGGATTTTGATTGGAGTTTTATTGTTCAAGGGTTAATTGATTTTTGTAAAAACATAGATTGGAATGGAATTGTAGACTCAATGTTTGAAATGTTGGGAAGTGCTTTTGCAAGTTTTATTAATTTAGGAATGATTCTAGGAGAAAAAATAAATGAAGCTATAGATGAAGCAGGAAACTTTTTCAGTGAAAAAATAAAAGAATGTGGTGGAAATGTTGTTGAAGGAATATTCAAAGGAATTATAGAAGCACTTGGCAATTTGGGACAATGGGTAATAGACCATATTTTTACACCTTTTATAGAAGGATTTAAAAATGTGTTTGGAATACATTCACCATCGACAGTCATGGCAGAATTAGGAACATATATGATTCAAGGACTACTTGATGGAATATCTAGCCTAATAGATAGTATAAAGCAAATTTGGGAAAATATAAAACAGACAGCAATTAGTATATTTAATAGCGTGAAAGATAATATTTCAAACATTTTTAACAATATAAAAAATATAGCATCAAACATATGGAACAATATTACATCCAATATAAGAAATGCAGTAAGTAATATAAAAAATGGAATAGTACAAAATTTTCAAAATGCATATAATTCAATTCAAAATATTTTTTCAAATATAGGAAGCTTCTTTAGTGGAGTATGGAGCAGAATAAGAAATACGTTCTCAAGCCTAGGTACAAGTATAGGGAATGCAATATCTGGAGCTGTTAAATCAGGTATTAATGGCGTTATATCTTTAATTGAAAGAACTATAAATAGTGCGATTAGATTAATTAATGGAGGAATTAGGCTTATTAATCTAATTCCAGGAGTTTATGTTGGAAGCATAAATACATTGAGTTTACCAAGATTAGCAAAGGGTGGTGTTTTAACAGAAGCGACGACCGTAATAGCTGGTGAATATTCCGGAGCTAAAACAAATCCAGAAATTGTAACTCCACAAAATATTATGCGTGATACATTTGAAGATGTATTGTCTAATTATAGTGGAAATAACAACGATAGACCAATATATTTAACAGTAAATGTAGGAGACAAAAAACTTGGACAAATATTATTAGATGACTTAAGAGATAAGAAAAGAAGAACAGGGAAAGACATAGAAGCTTTAGTAGGAGGATAAAAATTATGTTATGGAAATTAAATGGTAAATTAATGAAAACACCATCTACATATAAAGATAATATAGAAGATACAGACAATGATAGTTATACATCAAAAATAACAGGAGCATTAATAGATAATCCAATTGCAATTGGAATGCTAAAGCTTGAAATGTCATGGGACTACTTATCAGAAGACGAGGCAGAAGAACTTTTGCAGGCAACATACCAGAATCCGATGATAGTCACAGTAAAATGCCCGAGTGTTCAAGGTGGTATGTTAGAAAACGCAAAATTTAGAGTAAGCAAAAGAACAAGCGAAATGCATAAAACAGGATTAGATGAAGACACTTCCAAATCAAGATGGAAAGTGTCTTTTAATTTGATGCAAAAAGAATTAACAGCACAACAAAAAGCAACAGTAAATAAAGCAAAGGGGTTGAGTTAATGTACGAAACAAGTAAAAAGTGGAAACAAAATATATATGAAAACCCAGTTTGTGCAATGAATATCTATATAGATGATGTACTAATAAATCCAGACTATATTTTGGATTTTAAAAAAGGTGGCAATGCATTTGAAGAAGAATTTTGCTTAGGTGGTACACCAAGTCAATACATTGAAATGAAACTATATAAAGATAAAATGCCAAAAACTCTTTCAAAAATAAGAGTAGAATATGGAATATTAATAAATCACGCATTAACAGTAGCAGAAGTAAATGCAATGTTGGTAGGAACATTAAATGGAATATCAGTTAAAAGTTTAAGTAGTAATAATAGTAGTTTTGAAATGATACCAATTGGAATTTATAATGTAGATGATTACACAGATAATGATGACAATACAATAACAATAAAGGCATTAGACAATATGATTAAATTTGAATTTAATTATAATGGGAAAGAATTGATAGATAAAAAAAATGAAGCAACACTATTAGAAGTTGCACAAGATATTTGTAATAAAGCAGGAGTAGAATTAGGTTCTACTTCTTTTTTAAATTCTGATAAAAAGGTATCTGTTTATGACAATACTGTAACAGCAAGAGAATACATTAGTTATATTGCAGAGAGTGCAGGTTGCTTTGCTTGTATTGATAGAGAAGGAAAATTATGTTTCAGAGAATTTGGTCAAGATGAAACAGAAATATCACTTGAAATGTTTGGAGAATATAAATGGGGTGAAGAATTTAAAATTTCAAAAGTATCTTATGAAGATGGGGTAAGAAGTTTTAAATTTGGAGATGACACAAGAAATAATCTTTGGATAAATCAAGAAAATATGTACATTGTTGACGAAGACCAAGTTCAAAAGATTTACAACAAAATAAAAGATTTGACAGTAAATACATTTGAAGGAAAAGTAATAATAGACCCTGCTATAGACATTGGAGACAAAATAGTTATAAATGGTAAAAATGTTTTTTATCAAGGTGAAATGTCATTAGAAGGAAGATTTATTGCACAAATATCAAGTAAAATCCAAATAAAACAAAAAGAAGAAACAACCGTAAAAAAAGAAAGTCAAAAGGTTGTAAACAGAAGAGTTCAAAGCAGAATAAGTCAAGCAGAAGGAAAGATTGAACAATTAGTTGAAGAAACAACTGAAAATTCTGAAAAACTAACAAAACACGAACAAGATATAAACGGAATAACACAAAGTGTAAGTGAAGTAAAAACAGAAATAAAAACAGTAGATGGTAAAGCAGATAAAGCACAATCCACAGCAAACACAGCAAAGAGTACAGCAGATAGTACAAATAAAAATTTAAGTAATAATTACTATACAAAAACAGAAACAAATTCACAAATAACACAAAAAGCAGAAAGCATAACAAGTGAAGTAAGTAAAACATATTCAACAAAAACAGAAACATCAACGGCAAAAACAGAAGCAATAAATAGTGCAAATTCTAGTACAGATAACAAGTTAAAAGGCTATACAGAAACAAGCAAATTAGGAACAGCAATAGAGCAAAACTATGAACATGTAAAAGTGGCATGGAATCAAATTTCAGACTTTATTCAAATGATGATAATAAATAAAAATGCTAGTTTAGCAATATTAGATAAAGATAAGAATGTAATGATGGCATTGGACAAAAATGGTCAACATTTTTATAAAAGTGATGGAAATACAGTGTTCGGAGAAATGGGAGTGCAAACAGTAGACAAACAGAATTATATAAGTTTTGCTGTTCCTACGGATTATGGAAAATCGGTAGAAGATGGAATGGCTTGGGGAGTAATAACATCAAGTGATGATAAATTCTGGCCAATAATGTATATAAAAAACTTTACAATGCCACCTAAAAATTCTGAAGGGTGCACGGGAGAAATGGTATTAGATGGATGTGACTTAGTATTAAATAGTGCAAATGCTGGGATAGTTGCTACAAATATAAAAATGCATGGAGACGCTATGCCAGGTTTATACATTGATGATACATCAACAGGACAACTTTTACTATCTATAATTCCTCAGATTGGCAATATCTATCCTTCTATATCTATATTAGATAAAATAAGATTTTATGTTGATTTAGCAGGAAACCATACATTAAGAATTGGAGAGGAAAATTGCAATTGTACACTTTCTGATGATGGTTTTATTGTGTGTCGTCGACTTCATGTTGAAGGGAATATAACAGCAACTGGAGAGGTAATATCTAATAGCTCAATAAAGGTAAAAAAGAATATAGAAAGATATCAATCAAGAGCACTAGATGAAATATTAAAAACAGACATTTATATGTTTAATTATAAATCAGAAGAAAAAAGCAAAAAAACAATAGGCACAATAATTGGAGATGGATATAATTGTTCAAAAGAAATAATATCAAGCAATAAAGAAGGAATAAATTTATACTCTATGGTATCAATAGCTTATAAAGCAATACAAGAGCAACAAGATGAAATAAAAAAGTTACAAGCGAAAGATAAAGAAAAAGATAATATTATCCAAAGTTTAATAAAAAGAATAGAAACTCTTGAGAAAGGAGTAAATAAATGAGTGAAACAAAAAATTTAAAGTTATTTAAACATGAAGAACCTCTTGAAACTAATAACAATAAATTTGATATAGACAAAGCATTGAATAAAAATTGGGACAAGGTAGATGATTATGCAGGAGAGGCAAACTCAAAAATTGATTTAATAACAGAAATAATAGACTTACTCCCAAAAGTAAGTGACGAAGGAGAGAGTATAGCATTAGAAAATACAGCAAGAGCAAAATTTACGAAATTCAGAATTGAGGGAAATAGCAAACAAGAAACAAGAAGTGGAAAAAACCTTATAAATCTATTTAGTAAACGTTCAGCTGGTTATTCAACCACAGTAAATGGTGTTACATTTACATTATTAGAAGATGGAAAAATAAGAGTTAATGGTACTGCTACTGGTGGTAGAGCAGCATTTACTTTTACTATTCCTGATACAATAGTTAAAGCAGGAAATTATATACTAAGTCAAGGAAGTGAAAAGGTACAAGTTGAAGCCAAAATAGGAGATACTTATTATAGAGTTGCAGGTTCTTCAACTAATGTTTCTATTGCTGAAGCTCAAAAAATATTTTATGTAGCACTTATTATAAATGAGGGATTAACTGTCAATAATGAAGTTGTATATGCTCAGTTAGAGGACGGAACTGTTGCGACAGAATATGAACAATATGGAACAATGCCTTCTGAAGAATTTCCAAGTGAGATTAGAAATGTTGGGGACAATGGAAATTTATATGACAAAGATAATCCTAATATTTTGGATACACCGATTGACACTTCTGGGTTAGGCGGAAATGTAAAAAATGCATATAAAACAGTATGGATACCATGTAAACCAAATACTACATACACTGTTTCAAAGAAGTATGATGCAACAAAAAATAGATTTGCTCTTGCTTATACTAGTGAGGAACCAAACTATTCGCAACAAGTTGAAGGTTATGTAAGTAATGCATATACAAATGTTATGACAATAACAACTAATTCAACAGCTAAATATTTAATCGCATATGTGTGGATAACAGGTGGAAGTAATACATATCAAGAAATGTTAGATAGCATAAAAATAGAAAGAGGTGTACAAGCGACAGCAGACAGCGGATATGGTTGTGGAAATTTAGAAATTATAATTTCTAATGAGAACTTAGGTAACAATGAAAGTCATATTGTTTTTCCATTTGTACAAGGTCAAAAATTGATGCAAGGAGACTATCTAGCAGATGATGGAATACATCATAAGAGAAAACAGGTCGTGCTGGACGGCAGTGATGATGAAGGTTGGGGCTATAACAGTGGTAGTCTTAGTAATAATATTTCAGCTTTTACAGCTAATATATCCAACTTAATTAGTGTAGAAAATACTGATACCAAAGTAAGAGTAATGTGTAATAAAACTATTGGCTTAAGTGCAAGTGAAGCAACAAAACTTCAAAAATATAATGCTATTGCAGTTATACAAGATAAAAGGATATATTTATGTGTCCAGAGAAGTTCTTTTTCAACTTCTCCATCTACTTTAAAAACTTGGTTACAATCAAATCCTATTACAGTAGAATACGAACTAGCAGAAGAAGAGATAGAAACATATACAGAAGTTCAGAAAGAAGCATATGAACAAATAAAAAATGCAATAAGTTATAAAGGACAAACAAATATATTTAGTACGAATGAGATAAAGCCTATTTTTAAAGTTGAGGCATTAGCTGATATAGGACTATTATTAAATAATATGCAAGCTCAAATACTTGCAGGAGGTGAGTAAATTGAATACAAGTAAATTATTCAAAAATGCAATAATAAATTTATATAAATCAAAGATATATACTGTAGACTTTGCAATACTAAAAGCTAGTGATTATGCAGATAAAAATAAAATAACAGCAGAAGATTACGAAGAATTGATAACATATTTAGCAGAAGAACAAGAAAAATCAATGCAAGTTGAAGAAGATATTATGGACAATGCTGTAGAAGAAATTGAACAAATTAAAAATGCGGAAACAGCAGAAACTGAAGCTACTAAGGAGGAAGAGTAATGCAAGAAATAGGAAAATTGATAAACGAATATGGTGTTTCACTAGTCATAGTAATACTTTTCTTATACGATTGGCTTACAACTAGAAGAAATATGCAAAAAACAATAGAACAAAATGGTAAGTGCTTAATCGAAATACAAAATACAAATATGAATACAGCTAAATCCTTGGAACTATTACAGAAAAGTATGGATAATCAATCAGAGTTTTTGCAAGTGCATGATAGAAGATGTGAAGCTATAGAAAAAGATATTGAAAAAATAGAAATAAAAATGGAGGGATAGCAATGAATAACGAGCAAAAAAGAAAAATAATATTAATAATTTCAGCAGTAATAGTTGGAATATTAGGTGGATTGGGATTTTACAAAGCAAATGAAAATAGTTCAACTAATGAAATTGTAAATGGTGTAGTAAATGAAGTAAAAAACAATATTAGTACATACGATATGACAGAACAAGAAGTAAAAGACTTACCAACTACAGAAATAATAGAACAAACAGAAGAGCAAGAAAAAGCTGTATCAAATGAACAAGAAGGAGAAGAAACAGAAGGATTTCAACTTCAAGGAGACATAGCTTATGAAGGAGCAAAAGCAGAAACTTGGAATGTAGAATTAGGAGACTATATTGGATTAACATATTATTCACAATTAGATAGTAGATGGGCTAGCAAAATGTATTCTAGTATAGGTAATCCAAACCAAACAATAGGCTCTAGTGCTTGTGGTCCAACATGTGCAAGTATGGTAGTAACAGCAACAAAAGGAGCAATAACACCTGACACAATGTGTGATTTATTTGTACAACATGGATATAGAAGTGCAAACAATGGTACATACTTTAGTGCGTTTAGAGCAGTAGCAGACGAATTTGATATTGGATATGAAGAAACATATTATTTAGACAAAGCTGTAGAGCTATTAAGAAATAATCATTATGTAATAGTATCATGTGGAAATGGATTGTTTACAACGGGTGGACACTTTATCGTTCTAGTTGGAATAGATGGAGATACATTAAAGATATATGATCCATATTTATATAGTGGCAAATTCTCAACAAGTACAAGAAGAGGCAAAGTAACTGTAGATGGAAATACAGTATATTGTAGTATAGACAATTTTAGAAACTATGCTAATTATAGTAAATTCTTTGCATTTGCTCATGATGGAAATGTACAAGTAAACAACACACGTCCAGTTACAACACAAGCATATACTAGATATGTAAATGCTAAAATAGGATTAAATATAAGAAATAAGCCTAATGGATATATTGTAGGTGGATTATCTAATGGTACAGCAGTAACAGTATATGAAACAGATGGCAATTGGAGCAGAATAGGAACAAATAAATGGGTTTCTAGTAATTATTTAACAAGTTATATGCCTTCAACACAAAATACTGTTAAAACTATTTCTGGTGTTAAATACACTACAGGAAAATACAAAGTAAATGCTGGTGTCTTAAATGTTAGAACAGGTCCTAGTACAAAGTATAAAATAAAAGGATATAAACAATTAACGTCTAATGCAAGATATCAAAATAAAAGATTAGGAAATCAATATACTAATGGATTAAAACGTGGAGTAGTAACAACAGTTACTAAAGTTCGAAATGGATTTGGATTAATTCCAAGTGGGTGGATTTCATTAAATTATTGTACTAAATTATAATATTAGAGCTAGATTAGATTAATTTCTAGTCTAGCTCTTTTTTTGTGCAAAAATGCAGTAAAATCAAGGTATATAACTTGTTACCTTAAAAATAAAAACGGCTTAAAATCGATTGTGAAGGGTCGATTTTTAGCTAAATTTCAAGAAAAAAATAAAAGATAGATATGGGAAAAATCTATCTTTTATTAATCTCATTTTTAAACAATAATATATTCTTTATAATTATAATAAATTAAATTTTTAAATATGTCAATAATTAATTATTAATATTTAATTTTTTTAAAAAAACAAAAAGGACTATCTAGAATAGTCCTTTTTTAAATACTATTATAAGTAAAAACTTATAACATATTTGTGCTATTAGTCTATGCTGAATAGCTATAAATATTCATATTGTGTTGCGGTTAACATAGTTACCCAACATTGTATTTTAATTTTAATATATATTATAATTATTGTCAAGTATAATACCTATAATTGATGTCTGCTATACTTATAATAAAATTGCATTGGACTTAAAACTTCAATATCATGTTCTTTTTTTATTTTATCCCCAGCAGAATTTATATGTTTATCTTGTGTTATTAAATATTTTACATTTCCGTCTATACAACAATCAATAAATTTATTATCAGATTTATCATCTTTGCAATAATCCGTATTAATAATATGATCTATTTCTTCAACTTGCCATAAACACTTTGAAAGAGTAGCCATTAAAGGAAAAATATTAAAATCTTTTTTACTATCAATTCTTTTTATAGCTTCTAATAGAATATTACCAAAAGTAACTAACAATTCATTTTGCATTTCTTTATTCATAACAAAAGAAATTTTATTTAAACTTTTTAAATTAAAAATAGCTTTTGCAAAGCTATCTTTCTTAAATATTCCATTAATAAAAACATTTGTATCTACTACAACTCTCATTTTTATATAGTACCGTTTTTAACCTTTTTTACAATATTGTCGATATCTTTATCTGTCATTTTTGCATCTTTAATAAGAGAAGAACATGCATTGCATAATTCATCCCAGTCATTAGTACTAGAATTTTCAATTTCATCAATTAATATTTCTTCAATAGAAACTTTTTCTTTCAATTTAGCCATAACATATCTCCTCCTTCTACTAAATTCTTTAAATTTTCTAATTCTCATATTACCACCTATTAAATATTATTAACAAATATTAGTAATATGATACATATATTATTATACCATAAATTTGACATAATATCAAATTTTCCTTTATTTATTAATATCATTAAAAAATAACAATGTCAATACTTTTTACAAAACTTTCCAAATCTGTGGAAAACTATGTAAAAAAATGTTAATTATTCGACAAATTTCAACACAACAATTCAACATAAAATGTTATAATATCATAAAGGAGATGATAGTTATGGGAAAAGCATGTAAAGACTCTCTACAAATGATAAAAGTATTAAATATAAAAAATGAGAAAGAGTATAACAAGTTGCTAAAATTCTATTTAATATTATCATCAGAAAGTTTAAAAGGAAGATTAAGAACAAGAAGATTCAAAAAAATAATAAAATTAGCGAAGGAAGTCTGAGAAGGCTTCTTTTTAAATTAATTTCATAAAGTTGCCCAAATGCAACAAAATACATGATATACATGAAAACGAGCATACTAAAGATAAGGTGATTTTATGAAAATAGAAATATTAATCAAAAAAGTGCGATTAGAGAAGAATATGACATTAGAAACACTTGCTAAGTTATCTGGAATAAGTAAGGGACATTTAAGCAGAATAGAAAGACAAGAAAGAGATCCTAAAATATCTACATTAATTCAAATAGCAACAGCTTTAAATGTAGATATTGAGGAATTATACAAAGTTATATTATGACACAACTAAATGTGTCATTTTTGTTTTTTATAAAAGAAAACGACCATTTCATAAAAAGTTGCCCAAATGCAACAAGATTAAATATATCCTCCAGTTATGAACGTTCTAAATAAATGTAGGAGGATATGAAATGAAAGATGTAGTAGAAAATGAAATAATAAAAGAGCTAAATTGGAAAGAGAGGATTGTAGTAAAAATATTCAGAAAAACTTTTTATAAAATGTACAGATTGGGAATGATGGATTGCTTTAATTATTGCAATAAATAA